GGTACGGAAGCAGAAGATGTTATTTGCTTTGAGGGTGAACTAAATTATGTAACACCAGAAGAAGTCAGTGAGGTAGCAGCATGAGTATAATTGAAATCAATGAAGAGTTAGTATCAGAGGTGGACATCAATGCTGAGATGACAGAGAAAGGTTTACTGTTATCTATCTACGTTGATGACCAAGAGTTCAATGCCGCTACAGATTGGCGTGACATTGGGCTTGAGATTGCAGGTGATACCCTCACCTATCCTAATCCTGTAGCCAAGGCTATCGCAAAGCAGATGCGTATCGTCTCTGACTACATACTAGGTGAGGTAGCCAGTGGAAGAGAGTGAGTTCATCAGGCATGAAGCCTGTTCTCACTGTGGTAGTAGTGATGCCAATGCTTTATATGCAAACGGTAATCACTACTGCTTCTCTTGCCAGACATTCACCAAGGGTGACAACGATGAAGGAGTGATTGCAGTGACAACACCAAGTAACACAGAGTTCTTACCCATTGAGGTGACAGCACTAGGTAAACGTAAACTAAATGAGAAGACTACTAAGCACTGGCAGTACGGACTGAGTACATACAAGGGTACGAAGGTACAGGTAGCCAACATGTATGACAGGTCAGGCACACTTAAGGCACAGAAGATACGCTTCCCCAATAAAGACTTCATGGTTATCGGGGACATCAAGAGTATCGGACTGTATGGTGAGAACCACTGCCGTGACAAGGGTAAGATGATTACCATTGTAGAGGGTGAGCTTGATGCACTATCACTAAGCCAATGCTTTGACAACAAGTGGCCTGTCGTATCCGTACCTCAGGGTGTGCAGTCAGCTAAGAAGGCAGTAGCTAAGAGCCTTGAGTGGCTGTGTAATTACGAGTCCATCATCATTATGTTCGACAACGATGAGCATGGTGAGGCGGCAGCACTAGAGGTAGCTAACATGCTACCACCAAGCAAGGCTAAGATAGCCAAGCTTCCACTGAAGGATGCGTCTGATATGGTACAGGCTGGTAGACAGGCTGAACTGGTAGATGCAGTGTGGAGTGCCAAGACATTCAGACCTGATGGTATCGTAGCAGGTACTGATGTGTGGGAACTAGTCAGCACCAATGATGACAAGGACTCAGTACCCTACCCATACGCTGGACTACAGGAGAAGACTGGTGGCTGTCGTAAGGGTGAGGTCGTAACTATCACGGCTGGCTCTGGTATCGGTAAGTCACAGCTAACACGTGAGTTTGCTCACAGTTTTATTAAGCAGGGTGAGACAGTAGGATACATAGCACTAGAGGAGAACGTAAAGCGTACTGCTCTTGGCCTGATGTCCTTGGAACTAAACAAACCTCTACACTTAAGACAACATGACGTACCAGAAGAGGAATTAAAACATGCGTTTGATGCAACGGTTGGGTCGGGCAGGGTTTATATGTACGACCATTGGGGGTCTACTGACTCTGATAATCTGCTATCTAAGATACGGTATCTGGTTAGAGGGTGTGATTGTTCTATTATTATCCTTGACCATATTAGCATTGTCGTATCTGGACTGGAAGGTGGGGACGAAAGACGATTGATTGATAACACTATGACTAGACTACGTGCCCTAGTCGAGGAGCTTAACTGTGGACTGATACTAGTGTCACACCTTAAGCGTCCATCAGGTGACAAGGGCCATGAGGATGGAGCGCAAACATCTCTCGCTCAACTGCGAGGTAGTGCTGCCATTGGTCAGCTTAGTGATATAGTCATAGGTCTTGAGCGTAACCAACAGGACAAGGAGAACTCTAACATCAGTGATGTCAGGGTATTAAAGAACAGATGGTCAGGGGATACGGGCATAGCCTGTCACTTAGCCTATTCAGCAGATACAGGAAGGATGACTGAGACTTATTGGGAAGATGAAGAAGAACAACAAATAGAATTTTAATCAGTGCGGAGACACGATATGAAATATGCATGGGATATTGAGGCAGACCACCTACTGGATGAAGTAAGTAAGGTATGGTGTAATGTCTTTAGAAACTTAGACACGGATGAGGTACACACCTTTGACCTAACACAGACACAAGAGGCACTACAGTTTATTGATAACCATGTGACCCTACTAGTAGGACACAACATCATAGACTATGACTTACGTGTGCTGAAGAAACTATATAACTATACCTACACTGGTGAGTTATTAGATACGTTAGTATACTCTAGGACTATCTGGCCTGACATTAAAGAGATTGACTTCAAGCTACACAAGGCGGGTGGCATACCACAGAAGATGATTGGTAGTCACTCACTCAAAGCTTGGGGCTATAGACTAGGAGAATTAAAAGGTGATTTCAATAACGGTGTTGAGAGCTTCGCAGTATATTCCGATGAGATGCTCGCCTACTGTGAGCAGGACACAGCAGTTACTGCTAAACTTTATCACAAAATCATGGAGAAAAATTTCAGCCAAGAGGCACTAGACCTTGAAGTTGAGATACATACTCTACTAATACAGCAACAGGAACACGGCTTTACCTTTGACACAGACAAGGCAGTGGTACTGTGGAACAAGTTAGCTACACGTAGGTCAGAGATTGAAGAGGAGTTAGTCAACACCTTTGAGCCTACTATCATTGAGCTAAAGACTAAGACCAAGACTATCCCATTCAACCCTGCATCACGACAGCAGATTGCTGACCGCTTGATGAAGAGAGGATGGAAGCCTAAGGTATTCACTGACAACGGTGAGCCTAAGGTAGATGACAGTGTACTATCTGGTATTGATATACCTGAGGCTAAACTGTTGTGCGAATACTTAATGCTAAACAAACGAGTGGGTCAGCTAGCTACAGGTAAGCAAGCATGGCTCAAGATGGAGAGGGAAGGTAAGCTACATGGTAGGGTTAATCACATGGGGGCTGTCACTTCTCGTTGCACACATAGCAATCCGAACATGGCCCAAGTTCCTAGCATTGGTGCTGAGTATGGTAAAGAGTGTCGGGAGTTATTCACTACCCCCAAGGGATACTCACTACTAGGTGCTGATGCTTCTGGCCTAGAGCTACGTTGTCTCGCTCACTACATGGCAGCCTATGACGATGGTGCATATGCTGACGTTGTATTGAACGGTGACATTCATACAGCCAACCAAGAAGCGGCAGGTCTTGAGTCACGTAACCAAGCTAAGACATTCATCTATGGATTTCTTTATGGCAGTGGTGATGAGAAGACAGGCAAGATTATTGGTAAGGGTGCGAAGGAAGGTAAGGCAATCAAGACTAAGTTCTTGAAGAAACTACCAGCACTTAAGTACCTTAAGGATGCAGTAGCTACAGCGGCAGACAGTAGAGGTTGGGTCAGAGGATTGGATGGACGTATCATCCCTATCCGACACAGCCATGCCGCACTTAACACTCTACTACAGAGTGCAGGTGCTATCGTTTGTAAGACATGGTACGTGTACATAGCACGTGCCTTAAAGGAAGCTAAGTTAGACGCACAGATTGTAGCGTTCATTCATGATGAAGTACAGGTATCAGTAAAGGAAGGTCAAGAAGATGAAGCAGGGCGAATTATTCAAGGATGTATGCGAGACGTTGAACAGCACTTCAAGTTCAGATGTAGACTCGACAGTGAATACAAGTACGGAAAGCATTGGGCAGACACACACTAAGACTTGTAACACCTGTAAGGTAGAACTTAATAACCTAAATTGGTACATAGGTTTTCAGAAGAATAGTACTTACAGGTGTAAGCCTTGCACTAGAGCTTATCAGATACCTATTGAACGAGCTAGAAGACTACTCAAGAAAATTAAGGCAGGTACTCTGGCACAGTTCAATGAGATTAAGACAGGTGATGTCTATGTAATTACTAATCCAACTTGGCCTGATTGGGTGAAGATTGGTAGAGGTGTAGATGCAAAGGATAGGTTCAAGGACTACATGACGTATAGCCCTTACAGAGATTACAAGTTAGAGCATTATGTACACACTAACAACAGGGCTGATGCTGAACATAAGGCTCACGTAGAGGCTGAGAAGTTAGGTGAAAAGAGACACGAATGGTTTAACATCACAGTAGCACAGGCAAAGGAGATACTGAATGGACTTTGATTTCTTTTTCAAGATGGTATGTACCATCAGCTTTGCTGGTGTAACTCTAGTACTCTGCATCAAGTGGATAGTAGAGGCATACCTTGACTACCTTCAAGTTACTACAGGGATTAAGGTACTAACCCTTACAGCCATGAAGGATATGCAACAGGAAGAACAGGAGATAGATGATGACCCTACTGCTTATTGATGGAGACATCGTAGCTTACAAGGCAGCTACTATTGCAGAGAAACCTATTGATTGGGGTGATGGATTGTGGACACTACATGCCTTTGAGTCTGAGGTAGAGGCAAGGATTGAGGAACAGATAACTCACCTGATGGAAGCACCTGTTCAAGATTGTATCATCACCCTGTCTGACAAGGAGAACTTCCGTAAGGATGTGGCACCATACTACAAGCTTAATCGTAAGACTGTACGTAAGCCTATGCTACTACCTTGGGCTAGGGAATACATGACTAAGAAGTATAACACTATAATGTACAGGAGGCTAGAAGCTGATGATGTCTTGGGGATACTTGGTACTAAGAATCCAGATACTATTATTTGGTCTGCGGATAAAGACCTACTTACTATTCCAGCGAAGCACTGGATTGATGGTAAGGTTGTTGAGATTAGTAAAGAAGAAGCTGACTATAACTTCTACTATCAAACTCTTATCGGAGATAGTACAGACAACTACAAGGGTTGTCCTTCCATTGGGCCTAAGACTGCTCACAAAATTCTGGAAGGGTCTTACCACTCTGGTGACGGATGGGACAAAGTTGTTAGTGCGTTTGTTTCTAAAGGCTTATCAGAAAAAGTAGCACTAGAGAACGCAAGGCTTGCACGTATCCTACGTGACGGTGAGTACAACACAGAGACAGGAGAAGTATACTTATGGCAGAGCAACTAAGGCATGAGGAATACATGAAGCAGAAACTAGCAGAGATTAACGAGGCTAGTATACGTATCTGTGACAAGATAGATATGGTCAACAGTCCTGCTCACTACGCAGATAGTAACATCGAAACCATTGACTACATCGTGGATGTACTAGGTGAGTACGAAGCTATCAGCTACTGTCAGGGTAACGTGATAAAGTATACAGGCTCACGCCTAATGAAGAAGGGCAATCCTATACAGGATGCAAAGAAAGCCATCTGGTATCTTAACAAGATGGTAGAACTATTAGAGAAAACTAAGGGAGTAAACTGGTAATGGATGAAGTAACTTTTCGTGTAGACAGATGGGATGATGACGGTAATTATCTAGGAAGTACTGAGCAGAAGTTCATGACTGAGGGCTACTTAGTAGACATGAACCAGAACTACCTAGACTTCCTGAGGGGTATGTCCTTTGGTTATGTAGATGATGTAATAGCTATTAAGAATGATGGTGTCGAGGTGGGAACAGAATGAAGGTAGAACTCATTGACCACATGGGCAGTGACCTAACAGTAGTTAATGCTGCTAGGGTATCCTATGGTAAAGACTCTAAACAACTGTCCTTCAATGATAAGAAACTAATCAAGTACCTAGCCAAGCACAATCACTGGTCCCCCTTTGCTCACTGCTTCTTGCAGTTCCGTATCAAAGCCCCCTTGTTTGTAGCTAGACAATTAGTAAAGCATCAGGTAGGCTTGTCGTGGAATGAAGTATCTAGGAGATATGTAGATGAAGAACCAGAGTTCTACACCCCGCTATCTTGGAGGGGCAAGCCAGCCGACAGTAAGCAGGGTAGTACTGGTATGGCTGAGAGCCAATACTTTCCCACTGTATACCTTAGTGAAGTTTGTCAGAAGGCGACTGAAGGATACAAGAAGATGTTACAGCAGGGGGTAGCACCAGAGATGGCACGTATGATACTACCTCAGAATATGTATACTGAGTGGTACTGGTCAGGTAGTCTTATGGCATTTGCCCGTGTATGTAAACAACGCTGTGCTTCTGATACACAGGTAGAGACAGCAGAGATAGCTGACATGATTGAGGCTAAAGTAAAAGAGAACTTTCCTCACAGTTATACAGCATTACAAGGAGAATAAGATGAACTTCAGTGAGTACCAGAAGAGAGCTAATGCTACTGCAATATACGATAGTAAGTTTAACATCCTCTACCCTACCCTTGGCCTAGCAGGTGAAGCAGGTGAGGTAGCAGATAAAGTAAAGAAGATTATCCGTGATAACAAGAGTATCGTGGATGAGAAGGAAGACGTAGCTAAAGAGCTAGGAGATGTACTATGGTACTTAGCCGCAGTAGCACGTGACATAGGTTATAGCCTAGAGGTTATAGCTGAGATGAACATAGAGAAACTAGAGAGCCGCAAGGAACGTGGCGTACTACAAGGGAGTGGAGACAACCGATGATTAGTAATCAATTACCAACAGACTACCAGACTTTCATTGCTACCAGT